GAACAGTATATGGTGGACGCGCTCATTGCCAGTCCACTGATTCCGCTTGGCGTGAATGTTCTGCGTTTGGCAGATGTTGTCGACAAAGAAGGAGTCGTCAGTCAGACGAACAACATTGTCGTGCGATACACCGGTGCCAGCAACATCGTGAAGAATCGTATTCCGATGGTGTTTGAGCGGGTGCTTCGGTTCGAGTGTAACTTCTCCTGCCAGAATTATCTGACTTCCTCGGGGCACGATTTTGCCACTCAATTGCTTGCGGGTGCTTTTCAAACTCTGAATGGAGGAGTTCCTGGCGGAGCCGGAGTCCAAGTTATAGAACCTTTCTCCTGCTCCAGCGAAGACTTCACGGGTTTGAGCCCCGAGTCCCAATACACCTACACCCAGGTGTATCAACTTACAACCGAAGACGCTCTACCCTACATTGCCCTTGACCCTTGCGTTCAACGGGGAGACTGCCGTCGTATCCTTCCTGCTCTGGGAGTTGAGGCAAAGTTGCCTCTGGGTGGTATTCTCGATCAATCGACCGGTGATATATACGTCCCTGCCTATCCCTGCGATGGAACCCCTGACGAAGACTTCGATGCCTGCTACGGCATTCAGTGGTCAAACGAACTCACTCAAAGCGGAAACTGGGTCTACGTTTGTGACCCTTCCTGCGTGTTTATCGAAGACCCGCTCGGTCAACCCATTTACCTTCTCTCCACAAACTCCTACACCGAAGACGGTCGTCTCGTGGTTACCGTGTTTGACGCCACCACCAACGAACCGATTCGCGAAGTTTTCTACTGTAACACGGGCAAAAAACTCGCTCGTTACGCTGTGGAACTCTGGAACGACGTTGTCACGAAAGATGGCAAACCTTCTTCTCGGGCAGTTCTTGACTCTATCATTCCGACCTCTTTCAACATGGGTGAGTTTGCGGTAGTGACTGGGGGTTACCAGTTTATGTACGTTGATCCGTTGAACCCTGAGGCACCCAAGTTGACCTTGGATGGGGGTAGCTTGATTGGCATTCAGTTGGAGACATTTATTCAAACGGCGAAAGGCAGGTTCTATTACGTTGGTAAGTCTCCGCAGGGTGTCGGATGGCTCCCTGACGGAACCTTCGAGCTGGCAGCAGTCAATTCCCTCTGGAAACTTGGCTGCCTACCTTGCTCAAATGGTAGCAATGTCCCACCGCAGCCTTGTTGATGCAAAGTTCTCAACAACTTTGGCAAAGTTACCACGCTGCTACCCAAGCAGGTAAAACTGATTTAGCAAAGCGCATTCTGCGCTCTCTACAAAACTACAAAGGAAATCCACCCCCAGCACCTGGTGGGTGCGCAAAATGTAAACGGAGGATTCGATGATGCCCGACTCTACTGCCAAAGAAGCCATTGTAAAACAGAAAGAAACACTGGCCCAGGAAGCTCTCCTTGTGGCAAATGAAGCGATTGGCCTGCTTCAAGATCAAATGTCCGAGTGCTCCACTCGCGACCTTGTTCAGATTTTCTCTGCCTCTGTGAAGGCACACCGAGAAATCACAGAAGACATCGTCCTGCTGACTGCGAAGGAAGAGCCTTCGGAAGAACTGCTGGCAAAAGAGTACGACGGAAAGGTCGAGGAGCTTCTGAAGCGTATCTCAAACTTCTAAAATGCGGCCCATCCTTACGAAAGCCAGTTTGCTTGACGAACATAGCAGCTGGCGAAAATACATTCGCGGTATTCAAGAACTAATCGTAATGGAGGCACCCGCCTCCGTTATCGAGGAGTACAAGTACAAGGCAGCCAGGAATTGCTTTCTGGCTTTTGCCGACATTATGAAACAAGGTGACCTCAAAGTTGTCGCTTTTCACGAAGTGATTGCCTCAGCTTTTGAGGATCTTGCCACGAAAAGATATAAGCGTCTCATCGTTTCTTGCCCTCCACGATCCGGCAAGTCGATGATGGCGTCGATGTTTGTTGCTTGGTTGCTTGGTCGAGACCAGATGACTCAGCACATCATTGCCTCGTACGGTCAGCAACTTTCTGGGAAGTTTCACAAAGACGCCATCGGGTATCTGAAGCATCCGGAGTTTATGAAAATCTTTCCAGAGTGGAAGGGTTTCTCTCGAGACTCAAAATATGACATGCTAGGTGGAGGATATATTCTTCCAACCTCCGTGGGTGGTGTGCTAACGGGTTTCACAGCAGGCACAACGAACATCGATAGTCCTGGCGTCGGTGCGATGATCGTGGACGACCCTTTGAAAGATTCGACATCAACCGCTGCTCTAGAGGCTCTCGATTCCTGGTGGGGTGAGCAGGCTTCAACCCGACGCACCAACAACTGGTGTCAGATGGTGATTGCTACTCGATTCCACAGCCACGACCTTCACGGCGTGCTGATGGAGGCTGATGGGGTTTACGACGAAGTTGAGAATCCGGGCGGTTGGCGCTGGGTCAACATTGCCGGTCTGGTTGAGACTGCGGAGCAAAAAGAGCAGGATCCCCTCGAACGGGAAATCGGTGAGAGTCACTGGCCGAGCAATACTGCCTTCTCGGTAGATATGCTCATGGCTCAGAAAAAGACCATGGGATCGTTTGCCTTTGCCGCCCTGTATCAAGGGAACCCAGTTGCCGCCGAAGGTCAGATTATCAAAGACCACTGGATCTACCGAATGGAGAAAGACCAGTGTCCTGGGTTTGACTTTACTTGGATGGCTGTTGATTGCGCCTTCTCTGAAAGAGAGCTGGCTGACGAAACTGCTATCTGTGTGGCGTCAATCTCGCACAAGTTTCCCGGAAAGGTTTATATTCGCGACATGATTACGGGTCGTCTTGGGTTCCCTGAGTTGATTGCAAAGGTCAAACAGTTGTACTCATACTACGACGCCAAAGTTCTGTGCATAGAAAAAGCAGCGTCCGGTCAGTCTCTGATTCAGATGCTGAAGAAAGAAGCAAAGATTCCCATCGAGGAAATGAAACCCCTGAAGTCAAAGACTGTGAGACTTCAAGCGGTGGCACCTTTGATGGAGTTTGCCAGAGTTCAGATGGTTGAGGGTGAATGGGTCGACCCGTTCCTCAAAGAGTTGATGGCATTCCCGTTCGTCAAACACGACGACAGAACGGACGCTTTCACCTGGGCACTCACCTACTACTCCATGAAAATGGACACGGTGGACCACGGTTTGAACGACGCAGTTATTCAAAACAAACGTTTCTTCGGGGCTTTGACTCGTCCAGGTTTCGACAATAAACATGCTTTCCCCAACGTTGCCAACAGCCGAATGCGTTTATTCCCTGCGGACCATGCCTACAATGACCCGGATGGTGCTCCCGGCATAGACGGAACATCGGACAATCGATCTTCGTTTGCTCGCGGCATTCGCAGCGGTTCTCGAGGTATTGGTTGGGACATAGACCTTTGATCGGGATTCAGCCAACCCCGTAAAAAGTTGCTGTTGTTAACAACAGATTACCATGGCAAACTCTCCAGTTGATCGTAACGCATCGATGATGCAGGAAGACTTTGGAACCAAAGTCCTAATCACAGACCTAGCCGCAGACCGCTATCTAGAAAGGGCGGAAAAGGAAAAACCTAATCAAAAGAAGTTCACCGAGTTCTGCGGTGGTGCCGGTGGGCGGGACGATTTTTGCGAGCGGATGGGAGAGTGATGTTCCACAAAGACGAGTGGTGGATGCTATAGCGGGTAAAACTAAATGTTCCCTGAGACAGTCCTCCAATGTCACAGGATTATCTTCAAGGGGGTGAGTTAGGGCATGATCTGATCCTTCTAAGCAGCAAAGTATACACCGTATCCACCGACTGTCACCTCACTCAAATGTTAAGTTCAAAAGAGAAGCGCTCAAAGCGTCGTGCCGAAGCGACCCAATCGCTCGAGAACTCGTATTCTCGCGGTATGGATGTTCAACCCCCCAAGTTCCTAACTTGGCGACAGGAAGAACTCTGGAACTGCTTCAAAAAGAATACCGTCACCCTTGCTCACGGCTGCGCCGGAACGGGCAAGACACTCATCGCACTCCATTACGGACTGTTTGGCATCGCTCAAGGCGATTTTGACAAGATTTACTACGTTCGTAGTGATGTAGGCGTAGAGTTTCAACGGGGACGTGGCGCTTTGCCTGGCGACTTATCGGAAAAAATCGCTCCGCTGATTGCCCCCGTACTCGACAACCTACCCTGCATTATGCGCTCTCAAGGCGCCGCAGAATACCTTCTGAACAAGAAGATTATCGAGCCCGTGCTTCTGGAAGACATCCGAGGACGCTCCCTGAATAACGCATTCATCATTGTCGACGAATCGCAGAACTTCCTGCCTTCGCACATCAAAACTTGTCTCTCCCGCGTGGGCAAAGATTCCAAAATCTGCCTCATCGGCGATACCAAGCAGACGGACTTGGAAGTTTTCCGCCGTGAGAACGGTCTCGTGGATGCCATCCATCGCCTCCGCCACCTTCAAGAAGTGGGAATCGTTGAGTTCGCAAAGGAAGACATTGTGCGAAACTCTGTAATTGCGCATATCCTTGATAGATACGACGACTAACTGACTATGAAAAATGAGGCCCTGAATTACGACTTTGCTGCCAAAGGGTATGGTGGTGTTTCCCCTGCCAGAAGCAATCAGGGTCCAACTCGTAGTAAGGTCATCAGAGCAAAAAATCAAGCGGTGGGGGGATACAGAAAGCGGTGTAAACAGGGTAAACTTTGCAGTGCCACTTGCATCGCGGTGAATAAAGATTGCTTGGTCGATCTACCCATCCCCTTGCAAAGAGAAATTCGTCGAGCTGCTATATCCATTGCCCGAAAGCAGGGTTTGACGCCGGGTTCTGCTTCAGACATCCGGCAAGGTATTGCCCTGCAGCAAATGGCCCCTTCTATGAAGGTGACGGAAGGGCCGAAGAAGACGGAAAAGGTAGATGGAAAGAAAGTAACAAAGCCGAGATTAGAATTCGACAGGTCGGCCAAAGACAAACAACGAGCCGAGCGCCCGAGAACTTTGCTTGAGGAAAGCCTGGAGCTGCAAAAGAGATTACCTCTCCTCAAAGGAGCCGATTTAGAAGACGCACAAAAACGCATTCTTCAACTTGACGCTCTTAGCAGGGGGGTGAAGCTCCCTAGGAATGAGCTTGAAGCAATGTACGATTTGCTTCCAGCCAATACCCGGACAGCACTCCAAAATTCCGGCAAAGCTACTGGCCGCTGGTATGACGGGAAGGATGAAAACGGTAAGGATAAGTTTAAGGGAGGTAACAACGGGACTCGTGAAAGAGGGCTAGCAGTTTTCGATATGTGGATGCGGCAAGGTGGAACAGATGCCTACCTAGGTAGAAATGGTAAGCGTTTTGCCCCTCAAGATATGGATGTAGAGCATATCAAACCTTTCAGTAAAGGCGGTCTCGATGCTCCATCTAACTGGGTACTCATTCGAGCCGGATTGAATAGAAAACGTCAAGAGCAAGAACTAGAGTCATTTATAACCAGATTACCAAAAACTCCCGCTGAGCAAAGAGCGTACTTGAGTGACCTAGGTAAAAAGGACAGGTTGAAGCGCCTTAAAGATAAAGCCATGGGGAACGTCAACCTGAAGAACATCACAGACCAAGGTATCACTAACCCGAAATCCATAGGATTAGACGAAAAACAACTTAGTAAGATGCTAAACTCTTACGGTAAACTTAGGGACTGGGGAGCAGCAAAGAATGTACCCAACAGAGGGGAAGCTGGCATTCGACTTCAGTCAGGTGCTCCTCCGCCGTTTAGAACCGGTATCAATTTCCTATATAAGAATTTAGATAAAGCGACCGCAGACAGGGTTGCCCAGGGAATAAAAAACACCTGGAATAAAGAACTTTTTGGCGGAAATCTCGAACCGCAAGCTACCCTAAACAAAATGATGAGTTCACTGTCCCCCCACCTGACGGCTCCTCAAAGAGAGGCGGTTATGGCAGACTTGGGTAAGTGGGTTAAAACAACTGGCCAATATGGCTTCTCCACAGACCTTTCCGGTGGAGGTGGATCCGCTCCACGTAAAATGAACGCGATGGAAGCTCACTTAGCCAAGTACCAGTAAAATTATGAAACCCTCTAAACTCATTGAAACCCATAAACTACCTTGCGGACCTATGTCCGTAAAGATTAGTGGTGTTTGCCGACGCCGTCTGCGGGACGAATTTGATGCACTCTTAGATCGTCTAACGGAGGAAACTCACCAAAGTGGTGTAGATGAAGACCTTCTGGAAATGGAGGAGCAGGTTGACTTGCCCGAAG